TTCCACCTCTTTCCAGGGTCATTGGGGACATCGCTTCCACGGCGGTTCCGCCTTTGGTGGTGATCCTGAAATCTTTGGGCGAGAACGTCATTGCGCCATTGATGACTCATATTGAAAGCATAGCTAACGCAATCCTTCCGGCGCTGTCTTCCGGATTGGAACTGATACCCCCCATCCTGGAGATTATATCGCCGATCTTAAGCGGCATAGCGGATGTGCTTTCAAACGTGGTGGGATTCCTTGGGAAGATAGCGGAATGGGCCGCAGGCGGGCTTGGTTCCCTGCTTGACAAAGCGGCCAGCTTCCTGGGCGCGGGGACGGCGGCAAAGTCGGCCGGGGCGCAGATCCCCCACAATGCGGACGGGGACGACAACTTTGGCGGCGGCTGGACCCACATCAACGAGCGGGGCGGGGAGATTGCCTTCCTGCCCTCCGGCTCCGCCATCATACCGGCGGACAAGAGCGAGCAGATCCTAAGCGGCAGCCGTTCGCAGAACGTGGCCCTGTCGGCCCCGTTTAACCCGGCAGTCTCCATCTATGTATCCGGCAACGCGGGACCGGAAACCATATCGGCCATGAAAGAGGAACTATGGAGGACCATGGAGGAATTCTGGAAAGAAAAAAAGGAGGAGGACGCCATGGCGCTGGCCATCCAGCAGGGAAACGCATAACGCATGAAGGAGGGGATGAGGAATGTCTTACAGTCTCACCGGAAAGAAAACAGGAAGCATAAGCTTTACTCCGGAAACGGGGACCATTACCCAGGAGACGCTGACAAGGAGCAGCAAGCTGACCTCCAACGCCATAGAGGGAGGGAGCACCATAGAGGACCACGTATACCTGAATCCGGAGCAGCTGCAGGTGGAGGGCGTGGTGGTGAAGAACCATAATTCATATAAATCGAGGCTGGAGGACATGTGGAGGAAACGGGACCTTGTCACTTATACGGGCAAGGTCCGGGTTTCCGACTATGTGATCACGAGCCTGCAGATAAAGAACAGTGCCGCCAATAAAAAGGGTTTCCGGTTCAGTGCCACGCTCCAGAAAGCCAATATCGTTTCAGGCCAGTATGTGGAGATGGGGCAGACCACGCTGATGAGCCAGCAGGATACCCAATCTGGCAATGGCAGCGCAGCTTCCAAAAGCCAGACAGCCCAGACAGCCAGTACGAAATCCGCAGGGCTTAAGACCACCGTAAGCCAGGGCATCAGCCAGAGTGCTTATGCATCCTATGTAAATTCCTACAATGGAAAGAGCAGTACAGGCCCGTTACAGCGGAGCACGGCAAGCTATAACGGCATTTCCTGAGGGGGTGGGAACAGATGGATGAACTGGAGGCCATGGGGCTGACGGCGGAAGTAGAGTATATACCCATCGATGCATCCAAGGTGCCCTATAATTTTTCAATCAAACTGGGGGACAGAACCTATACCATGGCCGTGAAATACAATGGTGAAGGCGGGTTCTTTACCATAGATTTATCTGTCATGGCAACCGGGAAACCGCTTTGCTTCGGGGAACCGGTGCGGTACGGGAGGCCGATGTTTGGGGCTATAGAGGATGTCAGATATCCAATCCCTGTCATCGTCCCCTTTTGCCTGGACGGAGGGATAAACGAAGTAACCTTTGATAATTTTGGCAGGACGGTCCAGCTGTACCTGCACGACAGGAGGACGGGGTAAATGGCATTTTTCCTGAGATCAGCCACCCTGCAGGTCGGCCCGATGAAATACAGCATGGATGACGGGTTTTATTTTGACTTCGACGTCCCCTTTTATGATTCAGAACAGCTGGCCACGGCTTCCTTTACGGTAAACAACCTTTCGGAGCCGTCCAGGCTGGGGATCCGCAGGGACCAGGTGGTTATCCTGAATGCGGGCTATGAGGATGACGTGGGAGTCCTGTTCGTGGGGCAGGTGGCAGCCTGCAGCCATAAGCAGAGCGGGGTGGAATGGCAGACGAAGATCACGGCCACGGCGGTCCTGGACCAATGGCTGAACGCCCAGGTGAACAAGACGTATTCGGAAAATTCGAAAGCGGAAGACATTGTCAGGGACCTCCTGGACATTTTCGGGCTGGAAGTCGGCGCGTATCAGCTGGTGGAGAACCTGACCTATCCGAGGGGGCGGGTGTGTTCCGGGAAACTTAAGGACATCCTTACGGAGATTGTGGTCAATGAGTGCAGGTCCAGGCTGCTGATACGGGCAAACCAGGTCATCATCAATAACCCTGCGGACGGCGTCATGAAGGGGTATCTGCTGACACCGGAAAGCGGCCTTCTGATGCATTCCGATGACCTGGATACTACAGGCATTTCACCGGGGCAGACAGCCAGGGCAGAAGGGGAGGAGAAAGCCGCGGAGGAGAAGACCTGGAAACGGAAGTGCCTTTTAAACTACCGGCTTGGGCCGGGGGATCAGATACAGGTCCGGTCAGGGGATCTGAATGGGAAATTCCTGGTAGTAAGCGGCAGGCATAAGGGTTCCCCTACAGGAGCATGGACGACGGAAATAGAGTTTAAGATATCAGGATAAGGAGAACTGGAAACATGAGAAAGACAGGCGAACTGGCCAATGCACAGGCGAACGACAGGAGACTGCTTGAAGCGGTAAGGGTGGCGGATATAGTGAAAGTCACAGCGTTCCATAAGGACAAAATGACCGTGGACGTAAAGCCGATCGTGAGAAGAAACTTATCGGGAACGGCCATAGCACCTCCGCCAATCCTGGGAGTGAAGGTGGCGTATGTCCCCCACATCGTGACCACAGAGGTGGAAGTGGAAGGAAAAAGGGGAACCGGAAAAGGCATCGTTACACCGGATATAAAGCCGGGGGACATCGGAGCCGTGGTATATCTTGACCTGGATAGCGACGTTTCTATTGCATCCGGAGGGGAGAGCAGCCCCAACTCAGGCCGCCTGCACTCTGGAGACGATGCGGTTTTTGTGGGGGTTATACTACCTGGATAAGCGGAAGGAGGGGCAAATGGCAAATACGGCATGGAGAATCGACCCGGTAACGAAAGACCTGGCCTTTGACGGGGACGGAATCCTGTCCACGGTGGAGGAGAATGAGGCGGGCGCACAGTGCGTCAGGCTGACTTTGGAGGCATGGAAGGGGGATTTCATCCTGATCCCGGACCACGGGACGGATTATGAAAGGATCCTTGGAGAACGGGAGGACGAGGAACTGGCGGACGAAGTGATACGGGAGGCGGTATTCCAGGAGGACAGGGTGTCCGCATTGGAAGAACTGTCTGTCTCCGTACAGGAAGCCAGGGAACTCAGGGTGGAATTTTCGGGCCGGCTTTATGACGGCTCCCCGATTAACATGGAGGTGAAAACGAATGGGTGACAGCCAATGGGGGCTTAGCGAGAAAGGGTTTAACCGTCCGACTTATACGGACCTGCTGAACGCTCTGGAATACAGGGCCAGGGAATTGTATGGAAATGGGATCAACCTGACAGTCCGTTCTCCCTTAGGGGTGTTCCTGCGTATCCTGGCATGGGTATGGAACATTTTGTTCTCCGGGCTGGAAGATGTGTATAACAGCGGGTTCGTTGAAACGGCGGCAGGAAACAGCCTTTATAATCTGGGAAAGAACATAGGGCTGCAGGTATTGCCGGAGGGAAAAGCAGCCGGGTATATTACCATAACAGGTGCGCCAGGAACAGTCATTCCGGCGGGATTTCTGGTAGGAACGAACGGTGGCCTGCAATATACAGTCATGAGCCCCGCAGTGATAACAGAAAGCGGGGAGGCCCTTGCCATCATCCGGGCTGTCCAGACGGGGCCGGAGTACAACACGAAGGCCGGGACCATCCAGGTGATCGTCAATCCGTCGGTTATCCCCGGGGTGGAATCCGTCATAAACAAAGCGGACGTTACTGGTGGCAGGCTTAAGGAGACCGATGCAGAGTTCAGGCAGAGGTATTACAAATCCGTGGATTATGCGGGAGGGGTAAACGCCGACGCCATCCGGGCGGCGATCCTTAACGACGTGGAGGGCGTTTCTTCTGCACTTGTATATGAAAATGATACAGACAGCTATGACCCGGTTTACAGCCTGCCGCCCCACAGCCTGGAAGCAGTGGTATATGGAGGGTTAGATCAGGAAATTGCCAGGGCCATATATGGCAGGCGGTCCGCCGGGATACAGACCGTGGGAGGGGTCACGGTGAACGTCATGACCGTCTCCGGACAGGAGCGGGCCATATCCTTTTCCAGGCCCCGGACAGTGAAGGTGTGGGTCAGGGTTACCGGGATGGTCCGGGGGACAGACTATGGCGGGGATGATGCCGTCAAAAACGCCCTTATGGACTATATCGGGAACAAGGTGTCGGGAGGATTAGGGATAGGGGCGGACGTCATCTATATCCGGCTTCCCGGCATCATCACGGCGGCGGTCCCGGGAACGGAGGACTTTGACATCCTTATCAGCCCGGACGGGGAGGAATACAGCAGGGAGAACATAGCGGTCGGAAGCCGGGAAAAAGCCATAACGGAGGAAAGCGCGGTGATTATCGAATGAGTTTTCCAGAACTGATGCTTGACATGCTGACAAGCGCCTATAACCGGACGGACGTGGCCCGGTTTCGGGAGGGAAAGCCGCCCGAAACCAATATCGGAAAACTGTTCGGCTTATGCGGCTGGGGCTTTGACATCCTGCGGGAGCATACGGAGAAGGTCAGGCTGTGGGACGACCTTGACCGGATGAGGGGAAGCACCCTGGAGCGGTTCGGGAAAGACTTTGGAGTGGAGCGGGGGACGGCCGGTGACGAAACCCTGCGGGTCATGATCAGGGTGAAAATCCTTGCCATGCTGGCGGCAGGCAACCTGGACACGCTCATCCTGGCGGCGGCATCTCTTTTCGGGATCGCGCCGGAGAACGTGGGCCACGAGGAAATCTATCCCGCAAAGGTGTATTTATACATTGATGAGGACAAGCTGGACCAGGAACACAGGGGCGTGGCCGGAATCATCGCAGGGCTGATGCACAGGATCAAGGCGGCAGGCGTAGGCATTAAGGTGTTTTACAGGACTTACCGCCAGGTACACGGGGGCGTCAGGCTGGCAGCGCTGACGGAGGAGACGGTGCATCTCACAGCTACTGCAGACGCCGATGACAGTTATGTCAAAAGGAAAACGGATGTGCATGCCTGTACACCAACCTTGGTTTATGTAAGACGGATGTTCCTTCCGTCTGATGAAGAAAGCGAATTGCTAAGGTTGAAATTTTTAATTTGAAGGAGGCGCAGGTTTGAACGGGACGATCATTACAAGGAAAGGATTGCAGCTTATCGCCAAACTCATGGCATCGGGTACGGCATTGACCTTTACAAAGGCCGCAGTGGGAACAGGATTCTTACCATCGGGGTATGACCCGGGCAGCATGCAGGAACTAAATGCTTTTGCGATGGAAGGGGCTATTAGTTCCTGCAGCTGTGAAGGGGACGAGGCGTCCGTCGTGTTCCAGGTCAGTTCCATGGGAGTGGAGACAGGGTTTACTGTGACGGAGGCAGGCTTATATGCATCGGATCCGGATGAAGGGGAGATCCTGTACGCATATTTGGATATGAAAACAGATCCCCAATATGTGTATCCAGAGAATGCGGAGATATCCAAGTTTATTGAATTCACGCTGGTCGTAAAGGTGGGGACGGTTGACAGCGTTACCGCATATATCAGTCCGAAAAGTTTAGTTACACGGAAGGATTTTGACGAAGCGATGGGGAAAAAGGTAGATGCCTCTGGCGGAGACGTTGCGGATACTATAGTTTCCGAATTTACCACAATAACAGATCAATTCCCAATCCCTGCACCAGGGGAGAACCAAAGAACGTTCTGGGGTAAGGTTAAAAAGTTTGGGGAAGATTTTAAGAACTGGTGTAAGGGGGTCTGCCTGATAGGCAGCATCGTCAACAACTGTACATCAGAGGCGGATAACCTGCCGCTGGCGGCCAGGCAGGGCAAGGTGCTGATGGATCTGTACACTCAATTATATAGTGAGATTGTAAAATTTAAAATCCAAACATATATTATTGTTACTGAGCTTGCAAACCCACTCCATGAATCTGGGTTTTCAAATTATATAGGAGAGCTGGATTTGAGCACTACGAATGATATGCCAGCAAACCTTATTGTTACTATACCGCTAGGCGTATGGTATGGGACAAGTGCTTCACGCCTTGGTATAGTATCCATCAGTGATGATAAAATAGTTCGTATATGCACTCACATTAATGGCAGTTATAGAGTTCGAGTAGGTTATGTATATTATTGAAAATTCTTCACATAACCAAAGGGAATTACAAAAGTGTGCAATCAAATCTTCCCTATTTTGAACGCCTTTATGTAACTTGCTCTTTGATAAGCGGGATGGAACACAGGTTCCAAGTTGTAACTTTTACTAATTAATAAAAGTCCCAACAAAGTAAAGGGGTTATGACCATATACCTTTATCTATTTTCATATAGAGCGGGCTATCAAGATAGTAACCGATTACCAATACTGCCCCATGTGTACCATTATTTATTTTATA